ATATTTAGAATAGGAGAACTACTTTGGAACTTGGACACTGGGAATTTGATAGTGAATTTGATATTAACGATTGGTTTGGGTTTATATACCGAATCACTAACAAGACTACAGGAAGAGAATATGTCGGCAAGAAGCAATTCTTTGCACTAAGGACTAAAGCTGTTGCTGGAAGAAAGAATAGAAAGCACTTTAAGAAAGAATCAGATTGGAAAAAGTATACTGGATCAAGTATTAACTTAAATGATGACATTGAACGACTAGGTAAAGAAAACTTCAAATTTGAAATAGTATCCCTTCATAAAACAAAAGGGTCACTACACTACAGAGAAGTCGAAATCCAAGTGTTTGATAATGTTCTCAGAGAAAAATTGCCCTCAGGTGAAAGAAAATACTATAATGGACATATTGCAGCGGTTAAGTTTATTCCTCCTGAGGTTTGCTCAGAAGAAACAAAATTGAAAATAAGCAAAACGTTATTGTCTCTATATGAAAATAAAGACAATCACTGGTATAATAGACTTACAGACGAAGAACGAGAAGAATTTGCAGTTAACTACCTCAGAGGAGATAATCATCAGACTAAAAGAGGGAAGACCTCTGAAGAATACCAAGCTTGGTTAGATGAAAACGTTAGAGGCGAAAACAACCCTATGTTTGGAAAATCATCAACTAAAGGTATGACGTTTGAAGAGATACACAAAGAGAATGCAGAGGCAGCAAGAGAAAATCTTAGAAAGAAATGTAACCGTGTTGGTGAAGCAAATGGTATGTTTGGTAAAACACACAAACCAGAAACTGTTGAAAAATGGAAAAACAATCCTAATAGGATCCACGCTGGCACCAACAATGGTATGTTTGGAAAACCATGCTATAAAGATATGACCGAAGAACAAATACAGCAATGGAAACAGAACATTAGCTTGGCTACAAAAGGAAAACCTAAAGACGAAGAACACAAAAGAAAGATTGGTGCTGCGAATAAAGGTAAAAAGAAACCTACTGTAACTTGCCCGCATTGCAACAAGGTTGGTGCAAAGGGCAATATGCTAAGATACCACTTTGATAATTGTAAATCATTAACTACTTAAAACCTACCAGCTACAAAAGCATAATTCCTTAGACACAACGTCAGCAAATACTACCTCATCATGGCAAAATCATTTGGCATTCATTATGGCTATATACCCGCCTCATATTCTAAAAATTGAAGGTTGCTTGGAACACTCCGAAATTGTTCCTATTGCGGGAAATTATAGGCTCTTAATAAAGCTAAATGATGGCGGCTCTGTGAAAAAGATACAACCGCAAGCACCAACTCACGGCTAGCGTCGGGTTTTGAGTGTTACCGTTGGAATGAAGACCGAGGTAGGGAGTATAGGCTAACCGCTTCCGCTGCACACTGCAAATCCTCTAACGCTAGTGACCGGACAAATCTCTGATCGAGACCTCTCCACGCTTCGCCCGGAAACGGGCGAAGTATGACCTCTTCATCTTGATCGGGATCTCTTAGAACAGTAAGAAAGGGTAGAGAGAAAGAACTGTAAAGACAATGTTGCTGAATGAGCGAAGCGAATGAAAGCAACTGATCAGCGTTAGCTGATCATGAAACTGAGACAACAAAATGGATAATGAACAGTTCTGAAAACTTTTTCATTAGAACATTGGCATCTTTGTTTTCTTCATTGTCTCTATATTGTTTTTGATCAATCGGTTAATCATGTCGCGTTCTTTGCTGCTGAGATTCCATGCCTCTTCGTGAGAGATACCACCGCGCATCCACCAGCATAGGTTGATTACGCTTTCCTTGATACCATCGCTTTCACTGTCCAGTTGTTTAAGCTCATTGCCGATCTCTTCGTCGGACATTGTCAAGAGGCGGCTGCGAAAAAATTTCCTGGATTGAACTCAAAGCGCATCTTGTCCTTGAGGTGGCAAGCGTGGCATTCAAACGGCAAATCTTCAATTCCGTATTCCTTGTTGGTCTTCTCGATACCTGCTTTAAGCGTGTTGAAGTCCTCACGTGTGATGTTGTTGATAAACTCCACTAGGTATTCACGTTCAGTTACCCTGCTACCGTCTGGCAGCATGATGTAGTCAATGAACTCAATCAGCTTGCCTACAGTGATATCTGTCAGCTTGCGAATACTGTCTTTGAGGATCTTTTCCTTCTGCTCTAGTGTGAGGTTGGCGCTTTGCACCGCCATAATAGCTTTCTGCTGTTCAAACACTTCCTGTGCGGTTAGGTTGTTCAGCTTGTAACTGCTGGGCTTGAGGAACACTGCCAGGTCATCTAGTTTGACTGGAATCTCAAAGTCTGGCACCTTTACAGTGCTGAGCACTGTCTGTAGATTGATGCCATACTTGGTGGTTTCACCGCACTTCTTGCACTTGCCTTCCATATCCATCTCGTGGCCATAGCTGGCAATGCGGATGGCAATTAACAGATACTCAATGTCCATGTTGGGCCCTTCCCAGGCATCAAGCACTGCTGGGACGCAACTTTGGATCACTTCCACGCTGCTAGCACCGTTCATCAAGCCGTCGGCGTTGCGCATAACGAGATCATCGTGCCCTGTCATTGCCATGACGGGGATCTCGCCATTGGGCGGAACACTCAGCGACCCTTCTGGCCACCAACGCCCACCACTGGGCAGCTTGACGTAGATCTCCGGCTTGCGTAGATACTTCTTGAGAGGATTTGAACTTGACATTTTGGCTGATTTCCTTAGGTAAATACAGTGTCGGGGTATTACGGTAGTATTTATCTGCGCAGATTATGGTGTTTGAGCATGAAGTTTAAAGTGTCAATCGGTGATGCAAACGCTGAAATTGATGGTGGATTTGCAACAGAGGACACTCTGGCTAAACTCCTCAAGGCCTACGAAAAGATAAATGGCAACACGACAGTTGAGACCAAGAACACAAACAAGGCCCTAAAAGGACTAGGCGGTAGTGCAGACGGCGCGTCTGCATCGGTTAACGTATTCAGTGATACCCTGGATGAGGCCGATTCGTTTGCTAAAAGAGCTGCCAAGAAACTCGAAACCATGGGCAACAAAGCCACTGACGCTGCTAGTAGTTTGTACCAATTTGGAGAAAGCGGTGCTAGTATCAGCGACATGCTAGCTAAAGCAGGTGGAATAGCAGGAGACGCGCTTGCGGGTGTAGGAACGTTTGTTAGCGACGGATTAGGTCGACTTTTAAAAACAGTCTCTACAGTAGTCGTTGGCTTGGCTGCTTTAGCAGTAAGAATGATTGAGTCGTATGTTCAGATCAACAAAGACATCATCAACTCTGGTATAATGTTTTCTAAGGGATTTGAGGATGTTTCTGCCCTAGTAGGCCAAGCTGACGTTCCACTAAACGAGTTTATGTCGGCTGTAATAGCCAACACTGATTCTCTGAGACTTATGTCTGGCGGTCAAGCCAGCGGCATGCGGTCTGTGGCGGCGGCATTTGAAGTGTTTGAAGATGGTGCACTGGCCAATCTGTATAGCATGGGGTTTACGACTGAAGAAGTTGTTGCTAGCATGGTAAACTACAGTCTTCAAGCAGACCAGGCAGGCAAAATGCTAACACCTAAGCAATTGGGTGTCGAAACTGCAAAATATATGAAGAACCTCAGAGAGCTCAGTATACTAACTGGCACAAGTGTTAAGGAAGCACAAGCGCAAATCGTCGCAAATCGTGCTAATCTTTTTATTCAAAACAGCCTGGCTGGTCTAGCACCTGAGGTTCGATCTGCGGTTGAAAGTGCAATCGCCAGCCTTCCAAAGGCGTATAGTGCGGCTGCTGACTATGTTGCCACTGGGCAGTCAGTAACTGAAGAAGGTAACTTATTGGTTAACAGCCTATCTACAACCATGGGAATATACCGCCAAGGGATTGAGAAAATCAAGGATGGAACACTAGCAGGTGCCGATTTTGAATCATGGACAGCAGCACAGCAAAGGTTGAAATCCGATGCTATCAAAAGCGAAATAATTAATGCCCAAAGAACTTTTGGTGCAGCGGCGGCGTCGGCTTATGGTTCAATGGGCGCATTTAATGAAATGTTGGGTATAGCAACCAATCAAGCAGCAACTGGCTTGATGGCTGCCGAACAACTATTAACCGAAGGAGTAGAAGGTAATGCTACAGGGATGGGGGCAGTTCTAGGAAATTTTGAGCAAACAGTAAATGAACTGCAAAGCTTGATTCAAGAAACGTTTATGAAAAGATTAATTGACCTCGCGCCGGCAATTAACACATTTATCAATGGAGTAAACAAAACAGGTGGCGCCCTAGACACACTAAGAGATGAGTTTGAAAAGCTGCTAGGTGGTGATTACACTTCAATTATTGAGATGCTTGACAAAATTTCCGATGCCATTGGCGACGGACTAGTTAAAGGATTTGACCGTGTCATGGCTATGATAAATCCATTGGCTGAATACTCTTCATACGACACACCAAGTGCTGTTGGACTCAAAACAGTTGAGCTTGGGCTTGATACAGTTGACTTTTTGGTAAATAGTATTGACACCGGTTTGAATTTAGCGAACCCGTTTTGGTGGTCCGGCTACACAAAAGGCCTGCCCACAGACATAGACTCAGGCACTGATTTCCAAGAATGGGCAACCCAACCTCCAAAAGCAACACCGACACCCGAGCCAAGCGATCCTACTATTCCACCAGACTCAGCAAGAAACAGTGCTGACCGCGGGAATCAAGTTCCGACACCACCAGCCGAAATTCTGCCAGCAATGAGTTCGGGCGGCAGAGTGCGGGCACCAATGAGTGGCGGACTTGCTCTACTGCACGATACAGAAGCAGTTGTGCCACTACCAGATGGACGTAGCATTCCAGTGGACATGAGCAGCTTCCGCACTGCCCTTGAATCTGCGCTAGCACCAGACAGCGATCCAGCTGAAGTAGCCAGCGTAATGGACGAGATAGCCAACAGCTTCTCGTTGGACTCAAGCAAGATCATTGACGGAAGTCGCACCATGCCAGAGCTGTTGCAAGTCAACAAAGCCTTGCTAGCACAGAACTTTGCCCTCAATGAGAAGTTTGACCGCATGGTTAAGGCCATGGAATCTGGCAACAACATCAACCGTAGCAGCGCGTTTGCCCGCGCCTAATCTGAAACGGCGCACAAAACCGGTAAATATCAACAGCATGGAAGAGTCATATGGCCTATAAGAAGAATTTCAAAGTCAACACCAGTGGCGCAATGAGCCCTATCAGTGGCCGCGGAGGCAGTAACAACTATTCGCCGGACGTGGGCTACCGCAACTGGGGAAGCACACTTCCAGACGTTTATACCGGTCACCCAAATCGTATTGAGCGTTACAATCAATACGAAAGCATGGACCAGGACCCGGAGATCAACGGCGCCCTTGACACCATTGCTGAGTTTGCCAGCCAAGAAAGCGTGGACACTGAGACAGCGTTCACCGTCAAATACCATGACAAGGTGACTGACACTGAGAGCGACATCATCACCGATCAGCTCAAGCAGTGGTGCAACATTCAAGACTTTGACAAGCGCATGACCAAGCTGATCCGCAACACCATCAAGTATGGCGACCAGCTGTTTATCCGTGACCCAGAAACGTTTCAAATGTTCTGGGTGGACATGCACAAAGTAACCAAGGTGGTGGTGAACGAATCGCAGGGCAAAAAGCCAGAGCGCTACTTCATCAAAGACATTGGTCCAAACTTCAACAACCTAACAGCCACACTAGGCAGCGGCCCAGACACGTTTGTAAGAACGCCCAATGGCGGCAACCCAGGCGGCGGCACTTACAGTTCGCCGATGAACACACCATACGGTGGTGGTGGAAGTCGCTTTGTGAGCGACGCCAACGAAACGCCTGTTGATGCGCAGCACATTGTCCACTTCAGCCTTACAGAAGGCCTAGACCCTAACTGGCCATTCGGCGTTAGCGTTCTTGAGACCATCTTCAAAACGTTCAAGCAAAAAGAACTGCTGGAAGACGCCATCCTGATCTACCGCGTTCAGCGCGCGCCAGAGCGTCGTGTGTTCTACATCGACGTAGGTAACATGCCCAGCCACATCGCTATGCAGTTTGTTGAGCGCGTTAAGAACGAGATCCACCAGCGCCGCATCCCAAGCCAGACCGGCGGCGGCACCAACATCATGGACAGCACCTACAACCCACTCAGCATCAATGAGGACTACTTCTTCCCTCAAACTGCTGAAGGCCGTGGCAGCAAGGTAGAGACACTGCCCGGCGGTGATAACCTGGGCCAAATTGACGACCTGAAATACTTCAACAACAAACTGCTACGTGGCCTGCGAGTGCCCAGCAGCTACCTACCAAGCGGTCCAGAGGACGGCACCCAAAGCTTTAACGATGGGCGTGTGACTACAGCACTGATCCAGGAGTATCGCTTCAACCAATACATCATGTGTATTCAACGCTTGCTTGCTACAACGTTTGACCGTGAGTTCAAGACCTTCCTGGCATGGCGCGGCTTCAACATTGACAACAGCATTTTTGAGATCAAGCTCAGCGAGCCAATGAACTTTGCCAACTACCGCGAGATTGAGATTGATGGATCACGCATCAACAACTTTAGCGGCATCAGCGGCACAGAATTCTTGAGCAAGCGTTTCATCCTGAAAAAATACCTGGGCCTCACTGACGTTGAGATCAAAGAGAACGAGAAGATGTGGTTCGAAGAAAAAGGCGAGGATCGCAAAGGCGCTGCTGAAGGCAGCGATCTGCGCAACGTGGGCATCAGCACTGGTGACATTGGCGGCGACCTGGACAACCTGGATAGCCTTGAAGGCGGGGATGACATGGGTGACGGTATGGGCGACCCAGGTGCGACCGACGGCGCACCGAGCGCACCACCAGCTGACGCCGGCTTAGGCGACACTGGTGGCACATTGCCAGGTCTGCAATAAATACGCTTGGAGAGCAGACATGAACCTATTTGAGTTTTTTAACAGCGCACCTGAGCCTTTTCAGGACAAGCAAAACGATGACAGCAAGATCGAGATCACTGACACTAGAAAAACTCGCCTGACTCTGCGCCAAATTCACCAACTACGACGCATGAACGATGTGCGTCAAATTGAGAAAAAGAACGAAATTACCCGCCTAAAGAAGATTTACGGAACCAGTGCAGAAACTGAAGATGCAGGGTTCTAATAGCAGTTATATTGATTCTCATCAAGGTAAGTAACCAGAATTGATCAAAAAGACGCCATTTGAGGCGCCTTTATTCACTACCCTGTAAATACTCGTATCCCATAGTGGAAAGGAGTATGCCAAATGAACAAATTTGAAAAGCTCGTTGAACTTATCATCAACGAGAACGAAGAAAAAGCTCAGGCACTGTTTCATGACATCGTCGTTGAAAAGAGCCGCGAGATTTACAACCAACTAGTAAGCGAAGACGAGGACAGCACTGACGACTTCATCAGCGACATCGACGCAGATGAAGAGGGCAGTGACATCAGCATGGACGACGCTGCCGACGACCTAGAGGGCGACCTTGGTATGGACGACAGCGACGACGACATGGAAGCTGACTTTGGTGACGGCGAAGTCGAGGATCGCGTAGTTGACCTAGAAGCAGCACTTGACGATCTCAAAGCAGAGTTTGAAGCACTCATGGGCGGCAGCGATGACGACATGGGCGGCGACGACATGGAAATGGGCGACGACTTTGCTGACGCAGACGACATGGACGACATGGGTGCTGAAGAAGAGGAAGACGAGTTCGCAATTGAGAACTTTGTCCGTGAATACACTGAAAAGGTAGGCACTGTAGGCAACACTGAAGGCAGCGAAGTTGCCAAAGGTGGTAGCGTTCCTGTGAACAAGACCAGCATCGTTGCTAAGAAGAACGACATGGGCGGCACAACCGCTAACATGGTAAAGGGCGGAACAGCAACTGAAAAGCCAGCTCAAAAGGCTCAGCAGATCAACGTTGGCAACCGTAACGTTCCAGGCGGCAAAGCCGGCAACATGGAAAAGGCACCAGCAGCTAAGAAGGCTGAATAATAGCAATGAAAAACACCCTAGTAGAACACTTGTCATATGACCAAGCCAAGATCGTCACTGAGAGCAGTGACGACGGCAAAAGTCTCTACATGAAGGGTATTTGCATCCAGGGCGGGGTGAAGAACGCAAACCAGCGCGTTTACCCCGTGTCTGAGATCAACAACGCTATCAGGGCCATTCAAGAACAAGTCGCCGGGGGCTATAGTGTGCTCGGCGAAGTAGACCATCCAGCAAACTTGCGCATCAACCTAGACCGCGTAAGTCACATGATCACTGAAATGTGGATGGACGGCCCTAACGGATTTGGCAAGCTGAAAATTCTTCCAACCCCAATGGGCCAGATTGTGAAATCAATGCTAGAGTCCGGCGTCAAGCTGGGAGTTAGCAGCCGCGGCAGCGGTGAGGTTAACGAGTCGGACGGTCACGTTCGCAACTTCGAAATCGTCACCGTAGATGTTGTCGCTCAACCCTCTGCTCCCAACGCATATCCAACAGCTATCTACGAAGGCTTGATGAATATGAACGGGGGTCAAAATATGTTCAATCTAGCGGCAGAGGCTAGTCAGGACCGCCGTGTCCAGAAATACCTTCAAGAGTCCATTACACGACTCATCAACGAATTAAAACTGTAAGATACAGGAGAAAACTATGTTCGACGCTTTTAAGCCACTTATCGATAGTGGTTTGCTAAACGAGGAAACCAAGGCTCAAATTGAAGAGGCCTGGGATGCAAAGGTCGTGACTATCCGTGAGGAAGTCGAGACTGAAATGCGCGCCGAGTTTGCAAGCCGCTTTGAGCACGACAAGGCAAAGATGGTAGCAACTCTAGATCAAATGGTTACTGAAAGTCTATTTGCAGAGATCAATGAAATCTCAGCTGAAAAATCACGCATCGCCGAAGACCGCGTTAAGACCCGAGCAAAGCTTGCAGAAACTGCAACCAAGTTCGACAAGTTCTTGACTCACGTCCTAGCAAAAGAACTCAATGAATTCCGCAACGACCGTAAATCAACACAAGCTGCACTAGTTAAACTAGAAAGCTTTGTTGCTAAAGGCCTAAAGCGTGAGCTAAATGAGTTCCAGGAAGACAAGCGTGACCTAGTTGCAACTAAGGTAAAACTGGTTGCAGAAGCAAAGGGTCAACTCAGCGCACTCAAGAAAGACTTTATCACTCGTAGCGGAAAAGCTATCAGTGAAGCAGTGGATCAGACTCTACGAGCTGAAATCAGCCAACTCAAAGAAGACATTGCAGTCGCTCAGCAAAACAACTTCGGACGCCGTTTGTTCGAAGCATTTGCTAGTGAATTTGCAGCAACTCAACTCAACGAGAACGCAGAAGTGCGTAAACTCAAGTCAGCCCTAGTTGAGACACAAAAAACCCTAGAAGCAACCAACGCTAGCGCCGCAAAAGCAAAAGCATTGGCTGAATCAAAGGACAAGCAAATCGCAGCAATCAACGAAAGTATTGCTCGTGAAAAGACTATCAATGAACTTCTAAAGCCACTAGCCAAAGAAAAAGCCAACCTTATGGAAAGCCTACTTGAAGGTGTAACAACTGCAAAGTTGAAAGCAACTTACGACAAGTATCTACCAGCCGTGATGAACGGCGGGGGCAAAGTAGCACTAACCGAATCAGTTACCTCTGAGGTGACTGGCAACAGGACAGCCAAGGTCCAAGAGACTTCAAGAGATGACGAGGGCAACAACATCATTGAAATGAAACGCCTGGCAGGTCTGAAATAAGACCAATTAACTGAGAGAAAAGGAAAAATTATGACTCAGAAACTTCTAACAGAAAGCCGCTGGGGAGGAACACGAGAAGCCCTACTTGAGGGTCTCAATGGAACCAAGCGCAGCACAATGAGTGTGATCCTAGAAAACACTCGTCGTTCACTTATGGAAACTGCAACTGCTGGTGCAACAAGCGTAGGTAACGTAGCAACTCTTAACCGAGTGATTCTACCAGTTATCCGTCGCGTTATGCCAACTGTTATCGCTAACGAAATCGTTGGTGTTCAGCCAATGCAGGGTCCAGTCAGCCAGATCCACACTCTTCGTGTGCGTTATGCTGATGACTACACTGGTTCAGCTGCAGGTGCGCCTGGTAGCGACGCTAGTGCAGGCGATGAAGCACTAAGCCCATTCAAGATTGCTCAGGGCTACAGCGGAACCCCATCAGGTGTTACCAACACTGATGGTAAGGCAGGCGCAACAAGCGTGATGGAAGGCGCTCCTGGTCGTCGTATCAGCGTTCAGATCCTCAAGCAGGCTGTTGAAGCTAAGACTCGTAAGCTCAGCGCTCGCTGGACTTTTGAAGCCGCGCAGGACGCACAGTCAATGCACGGTATCGACGTCGAAGCAGAAATCATGGCAGCACTTGCACAGGAAATCACTGCTGAAATCGACCAAGAGATTCTTTACAGCCTGCGCGCCCTGGCCGCAACTGAAGAGACTTTCAACCAGGCTGCTGTCAGCGGCACTGCAACATTCGTTGGTGACGAGCACGCTGCCCTAGCTGTTCTGATCAACCGCGTTGCAAACAAGATCGCTCAGCGCACACGTCGTGGCGCAGGCAACTGGGCAGTTGTTAGCCCACAGGCTCTAACTGTTCTACAGAGTGCAACAACTAGCGCGTTCGCTCGCACTACAGAAGGCACTTTTGAAGCCCCAACCAACACCAAGTTTGTTGGAACCCTAAACAGCGCAATGAAGATCTACGTAGACACCTACGCAAGTGACGACACTGCTGTTCTAGTAGGTTACAAGGGTTCAAGCGAAGCTGACGCTGCGGCGTTCTACTGCCCATACATCCCACTGATGAGCAGCGGCGTTGTGCTTGACCCAGCAACACTTGAGCCAGTAGTTGGCTTCTTAACAAGATATGGCTATGTTGAGCTTACAAACACTGCCTCATCGCTAGGGAATGCCGGCGACTATTTGGGGGAAGTCTCAATTGCCAACGTAACATTCAGCTAATACCTGAGCGTTATACGCAATAAGATTAGGGCGGAGAAATCCGCCCTTTTCTCTTGACTAGAGGTTGACGAAGTGGCGATCTCTAATGTATAAATACAGTATGAAACCATGCGCGCTAAAGGAATGAAGCGCGAACGCCACGTTTGCCCGCACTGTGCCAAAGAAATCCCAGTCAACATTTATGCTCGTTACCACGGAGAAAAATGCAAAGCAAGAGTAGATTTCTCTTGACCAACCACGACGTAACCTGTTATACATAGTGAACAATTTGAAAACAGATAGATAAGAAGCACAGATGAAAATTTCCCTACGCAAGGCCAATGCAGTTCAGGGCGCAATTACCGAAGCGCTCGCAGCACTTAACCTCAACACTGAGGTTGTTCTCACAGAGTTTGAGAACGTGGACGAAGTGCTGGCCCGTGAGATTGAGCGCTTTACGGAAAGCACAAAGGCTCGCACTGATCTGCAGGCTGCGCTGTTTGACATCCGCACCCTGGTTGGCATCGCCAACGTGTCGGAAGGCGTGAGCACCAAGCTAGCCCGCCTGGCTGCGCTGGAAAAGGACATTAACTGTCAGATCCGCCTGGCGAAGAGCACGCCGATGCTGAGCCGCAGTGTGCTTGGCGGCAAGCTGGACAAGATCCGCAACCGCAAGGAAGACAGCGGCAGCATGTATTACGGCGACCGCAGTGATACCGTTAGCACCAGCATCCTCACTGAGGAGGCCATTGCTGCTTTTGCAGCTAAAGCGCGCGAGCTGAAGAAGGCCAAGGTGGCTCTGCAGGACAAGCTGCTTGAGCTCAACGTGCGAGCCGAGATCAAGCTGGGCCACGATACAGTGGAAACACTGAAGGCCCACGGCATCATCTAAGTTTTGGTGATTATGCCTATACTGAAGCGAGGCGGTATAGGTAAATCACCCGGTGAGGAGGAAGTTAGAGAGTAGGCTATACCAGTTTGGTATGAAACCGTTCAAGTTACCCACAAGGTAACATATCTCATGTTCAGTGTGCTCCTAGGTTACGTCGGCGCTGATGGCACGACATTGCAGGTTGATCCTAGGGAATATGCGAACTTCTGCACATTGAGTTTTGCGCGTTGCATATTGCAAATTGCTCACCCTACAATCACTTCCTCCCGCTGCTTAAAAAGGTGCAAGATGGCTAGAAAACGCTACTACGCCACCCCTCCCTAAACACTAGACGCACCAGTGTCACTGTGGTTATTACCAAGCGAATCTACGAGCTGTTTCTCACAGAAGCGCAAGCTGCGCAACGCATCCTCAAAGGCCACAAGGTAGTAGACGCACGACGCCGACGATGCTGCCTTTGACGAGTGGTATGATAGTGACAACGATGATCCAAGACCAACCTAAACGTTACTACCGCCTCTATGCTGCAAGGCACGTTGGCCAGCTGAACGGGGTGGACCTCACCCTTTACAAGACCGGCATGAAGATGAACCTGACCCCTGAAGAGGTTGTTCTCAAGCTGCTAGGTGGCATACGTCTAGTTGAAGCCGACCATGCTGATATTTGCAAAAAGCAATACACAGATTGGCTTGACAAAGACACAAGAAACAGCTTCCGATCATCTCAGCTAGTCCTGCTATGAAACCCAAGCCCCGGGAAGCGCCAATACCCAAGAAGCCCAAGTTCAAAGACCGCAAGCGCCTGTTTCTTGTGGTCGAGGTTGTTTCTGCCAACCTAGATGCCCCCAACGAGCGCTCATTGAACGACATGTTTGACGGACCACTGCGCTATGTGTTACACGGCGAGCACTGGCTCACCCGCGATGAAGAGATCATGTATGGCCTCAAAGGATGGAGTCTAGAGCTACTTTCCGACGTTGCCCGGTAAATACGCAGCACGAACAGCGTGTTTATGGGGCGACCACCCCGTATGGACCTAGAACGTCCCTTAGGGAGAAACAAATGGCAAGAGCACTAAAACTAACCAAGACAGTCGGCGGCACACTGAAGGTAGGCGAAATGGGCCTTACTGCACAGTCAGGAAGCCAAATTCAACCAACAACATTCATTCCAGTAGCTAACGGTGGTAGCTCAGCAGTAGTCGGCAGCTTGGTAAAGCAAGTAAGCGCACGTCGCTTCCGCGTTACTACAGCACAGGGCACAGGCACCTGCCGTCTGGTTGTAACGGCACCAGCCGCAGGTGAATGCCGTATCCAAGTTGTAGACAGCGTGGGCGGCACTTACTTTGTGAACAAGATCACTCACAACAAGGTTACACTAACACGCGGCACTGGCACTCAGTTTGCAACAGGTCAAGCTGTAAAGTGGACTTTCGGTGCAGCGGTATTGAACACTACAGTTCAGATCACCAGCGCATAATCTAAACAGTGATTAGCCCACCTGTTAAATACACGGTGGGCTTTTCAATGACTCCAGCATTTGTATTAGGAAACGGGACCAGCAGGGCAGGGCTTGATTTGGCCAGCCTGCGTCCTCATGGGTCCATATATGGATGCAACGGACTCTACCGTGACTTTGATCCAGACGTGCTGGTGGCCACCGACCCAGGCATCGCCGGCAAGATTGAAGCGGCAGATTGGCCGAGCCGAGGACGTTTCTACACCCGCGCCCCCAAGCATAGAGCCAGCTACTAAATCACCACTAACTTTGGGTATAGCAGCGGCTCTGACGTATCGCAGTATAGCCTGGCATTTGGACACACTAGCGTTTCTCTTGCAACCACTGAAGCAGTAGCAGCCAAAGCACCACGACGTGTTCCGTTGCCACAGTTTACCCAAGTGCTAACAGCCGCTCAAGCGGTAAGCACCATAGTGTCTCAACCTGGTGGTTCATTTGTTGACTTTGGTGACGCGCCAATCTACGTCAACCCAGGTGAGTTTGTTGCACTGGTAAAGAAGAAGGTGGGAACGGTTGAAACGTCGGGCACTATTGCTCACGTGGTAGGATTCGTCTATGGTTGGGAGTAATCCCAACCTGGACCAACTACACCGAGTAGGTTGTTGATCTTGGTCTTTAGCTCTGGCAGTTGCAGCGCGTTATACAGCGCAGGGTGTAATGGCTTGGGGTAGCTACCAATGTTGCTCCAAGCATAACCCTTGTGCTCGCTGTTAAGCACCGGGATGAACTCGTGGTCCACAATGCATACAAAGGTGTGGAACTCAAACCTGCCATCGCTGCTGACAAAAAGGTCAATGGGCACAGTCTTCTTTACCACTGGCAGGAAGCCAATCTCTTCTTTGATCTCACGTGCTAGCGACTGGATCACAGTCTCGTCGCCCTCAACACGCCCGCCCACTGTGGCCCACGTGTTGGTGTAGGTGTCATCTGCTCTGAGTAGGAACAAAAATCTGTTGGTGCCCGTAGCGAGGAACAACGCCCCTGCTGCTTTGATACGTCCACTGTGCTGTTTTCTCTTGTCCATGCAGTATTTATAGCGAGTTAACGGCTCAGAAAACTAAACTCCATTGCTGCGAACTGTTGATGGCTATATCGAACGACATCATATCATTCCTAGATCTCTTGGGGGCAAAAACAATACTGAAAATATAGTCAAGCTAACCGCTAAAGAGCACTTTGTCTGCCATCGCCTACTGACTAAAATAACAGAAGGCGATGCCCAGAGAAAAATGATATATGCAATGAACAAGATGCTATGCAAAAGTAAAAACCAAAGTAGATACACACCTTCATCTCGAACCTACTCCTATCTTAAAATCAAGTTTAGCAAAGTGAATCCGTTCTCATCTGCTGAGTTTAAAGAAAGATTTAGGAATGCTCATGTAGGTAAAACTCGGACTGGGGAAACAAAGCAGCGTATGTCTGCCGCGTGGACAGCCGAACGCAGAGAGAATCATCCATTGAGAGGACGCAAGACTGGCCCTTCGCCGATGAAAGGCAAAGAGAACAAAAAGCTACAAGGCGAAAAAAACGGATTCTATGGTAAAACTCATAGTATAGAGTTCAAAGAAAGACTTTCTTCTGACCGCAAAGGTCAAAAACCATCGTGGCATGGCAAAAAAATGTTATGCCAGCATTGTAATAAAGAGTTTGACGTTGGAAACTATTCAAGATATCATGGCGACAAATGTCGCTACCGTATGTTCTTAAAAGACCAATGACCAATTTCCTGCGCCATACTCGCCTTCCCAGCTCTTTACCCAGGTGTCACCAGTCCACTTGTATTGCAGTGCAGTGGTGAGGTTGGTCACATAGGCCACAGGTGTGTTTTCATTTGTAGAACGGGCCTGCCACGCAACTATCCATTTTTCACCATCATATTCAATGATGTCGTATTGGTTGGCGCCACCAAGACCGCCCCATGCAGTTGCCCCATCCGCAATGTCGTTAAGCAGCAAGTAACGCTGGCCGGCCGCCGCCGAAGGCAACGTGCCGATGCCCGGACCACTGCGAGCAGGGTCAATGATGGCGTTGACCGGCGACATGGTGTTAGCCGGCACAGTGTCAATGTCGATGTTAACCAGCAGGATGGTAGGATCGGTTGGATGATAGCTGACCGTGCCCACAATCTCGCTCACCGTGTCTGGATTGTTTTTCCTCAGTCGGATCTGCGTGATGCCATTCTTCAGCTCGCCAAAAGTGTTGACATAGGGTGCCCATGGTGTTGGACCGACCACCGCCTCAGGATCCTCACTCCTGTCAATGCCCCCGGCCGGATAGATCTGCGCCTGGTTGTTGAGGATCAGCAAGTTATAGCCAGTGGGAGTAGTGTAGATGCGGTCCCCAAGGCGCGTCATGCCATCCAGCACACCCTCGCTGAGGTTACCGTCGGCGTCGTAGATGCTGGCGATGATGCTTTCAATTACGCCCAGCTTTTTGATCTTAGCCGGCGGGCTGATCCAAATTGGGCAGTAGAACGACAGCGTGGCAACATCAATGGTTTCTTCGCTGCCAACAGGAATGCTGCGGCTGCTGTAAGACACGTCCTCAAGGTGCATGTAGCTAAGGCTGGTCCAGTCGATATAATTGTCGGTGCTTTGGATCTCAAACGCTGGATTGAACAGCACCAGGATCTGCTCCAACATTTGCAGCTTCTGCTCAGTGTTGCTGGTCCAAATGTCCACGTTGAACTTGAGCGTGTATGGCACAGGCATGTGGCGTTCCACCGTAAGCGCGTTGCCCGCCGCATTGCTGGTGACGCCAGAGTTCTCATCGTAACGGCGCAGCCTCACGTTCATCTTGTCCACAAAGCTGGGGTCTTGCACCCGTTCACGGTCATAGGACAGCGCGGTGATGTAAACGCTCATCGCCGGCACGCTCATCATAGTGTTTTCACTGTTGTCCTTGATGGACGCCACCATCTTGTCGGTAGTTGCGTATTTCACGGGCACACGGTGGTAAACAACGTTGCTAGCACCATCCTTGCCCCACTCCACCTCAAAGAAGCTGAACACGCTGATAATCTGAGAGAGGAATCGTCGGATTTGGCGATCGTAAAAATAGCTCATGCTGTAGCCTCTCCAGGCGCCCAGCCGCGCTTTTCTCTATACACTGGCTCATTAAGTAGTTTTTTCATTGCTTCACTTGCTACTTCACTTGCTAACGCTCTTGCTTCGGGAGTTTGTCTCAATCGCTGAGATGCTCTCATTTTTTCTTTAGTTTCTTCACTGGCTTGTGTATTCTTTCTTGCATTGCTTATTCTTTGGCGCACAGATTCCGAATGAGTTTTTCCAAAGAAGTGATTTTTCTCCTCAGTGTATTTGCCTTTTTTAGCAATGCTCATTTTTTCTTTAGCCTCTGTTGATTGCGTTTGGCCATAAAATGGATTGCGTTCTCCAGAGTGCAATACTGATAAATGCTGCTTTCGATCTGTATTTGTTGCAACTGCTTCTCTAGCTTTTGCAAACTCTTGCACTGTTAGTTTTTTTCGGCCGCCGGAATGGTTGGGAGAATGCAATGTGGCCATTGCCCACAGTGCCATTTGCATCTTAGACTGTGCCCTGCCTTCTGTTATTTTAACTAACAGCTTATGGCAAAGAAGATGCTCCTTGGCGGTCAGTCTAACAATGTTTTCTGCGGAGTTGCTGCCGCCCAGGCTTTTAGGAATGATATGGTGCTTCTCAACATATTCCTCTCGGCCAGCAATTAGCGCGTTGTTGATAATTGAGTAATACCATGTTCTATATTTGTTGTTGATGAACATTGCTTAAAAATCTGCCTTAGGTTTGATGGCCTCACTAAGGCCCTGGCGCGACACAAACGTTTGCCCGTCGCCCGTAGTAAACTCGTGCTGGTTGTTGACAAACGATCCAATCTGCGCCTTGTTGTATTCTGGTAGATAGTTGTGGCGCACGTTGTCCTCGATCTTCACCCACTTGCCCCCGTTGAAGCGGAACAAGCGATTTGGATAGTAGTCGAGGCGCAGCGCAAAATCACCCTCAAACGGGCTGGTTGGAAAATCTGTGCCGGCAGTGACAGGGAAGCCATTGGGCGCAATGCCATCTCCAGTGAGGTAGCCATTGTAGGCGCTCTTGGTTGGAGTAAAAGGCGCCCGACCAGCATTCCATACATTGCTATTGGTGTTGATAAATGTATTGTCGGCAGTAGGCACCTCATACTCGTTTACGCTGTTATCCTCTTTGGTAGGCAACGTGTAAAACGGTGTCGTATCATACCCCGCCGCTGGCACGTCTTCTTTGGCCTGCTCAACAATGGCGTCGTTGATCTCAATCTCCTTGTCGTAGTTGGTAAGCCACTCTCCAATTGGGTTACCGTCCTCGTCGGTGAGACTGTCAATGAGGTCTTTGTATTCTTGTCCGTTCACCATTGGGATGGCCTTAACACGCCATAGGTGTGACCACCAGGTCGGCGAGTATCCTTCAGCCGCTCGTGTAGCATCCTGTATAACATAAAACTTGCGAAGAACAACCGGAATGTCGTTGTCCAATGGCGCAAAGTCACGTAGGTGTTGCAGTTCTAGCACATCACCAGACATGAGCTTGCGGCCCAACGCATCAATCATGTCGTTGATGTGGAACACAATGAACAGCGTGTCGTTCTGCAGGAACAGGCCAAACTGACTGAGGTCAAAGTCCATGTCTGTGACGTTGTAATGTCCACGCAGGATGTAAATGTCCGGGTCATACTTGCGGTCACGGTTCTCAAGGAACAACAGGTCCTGGATATTGCTTTCGTTCAGTTCATCGTAAATGGGTGTGGTAGGGCTGGGATTACTGCCCGTGTCGCTGCCGAGATACTTGTGGACGTTGATGCCAGTGCCGCCAATGGTGAGCTGTTCACGCACTCTGTCGTCGAAAAACTTGTAGTCGCGTGACTTATTCTCTCTCCATAGACTGATGCGTGGCAAAGGGACTCTCCAATATAGTCTTGTATTTACCGCTTCCTTCTAAGTGCGGACTCGGACATACGCTTCCTTGTTTCCTCTGACAGCACCTTTCCGGTATGTGCCCCAGACATCTTTTGCTTTGATTCGATTGAGTGAACTTTGCCGCGGCGCCCGGCTGATATCTTTGCCCTGGACTCCTCGCTCTGAGCCAGCCCAGCAGTGCTAAACCTTTGCTTACCGTGTGCGCAATGCTTGTTGGCTAGGTTAGGATGGCCCCAGCTTTCAAATATAGCTAGTTGTTCAAAGTCATATGCGTCTGTCTTAGCAGTAGCCGTGAAGAACTCAGCTATGATGGTGATGCTGTATTCCTCGAACGGATAAGATAAGTGCTTGGTGCTGGTTTTGTATGTGTGGCCGAGATCCGCCTCAGCCGGGACAGCGTTGGCACTCCTTGAACCAATATAGAACTCACCACTTGGGTGGTCTATGCGATAGACGTATGGGTAAATATTCATGCTGTTGCCCTCCCAGGCGATAGAGTAGTTGGGGCGCCAACCCGCGAACTACGCTTGTATTTATACAGGTTGACACGATTGGCATCTCGTGCTACTATTAAATGTAACGCAAGAAACCGAGGAGACAACACTATAGCCAAAGCAACCGCCCCGCGCCGTGCGAGCGTGATCCGCAAAACCAAAAAGACGCCCATGACCCGCACGCCAAAGAGCTTGGACGAAAAGTATACGGGCGTTGAACCTGTGTGGACGGGCTGGGAAACATGGCCGCTGGACAAGTTCTTCAGCGAGGTCAACCGCGCGTTCTACTACTACAACTACTTCAACAGCGGCAAGGACCTCAAGCCCAAGGTGCTGGCCTGGATGAAAACTGAGGGTTACAGCCGGGACGACATTGCGGCTGTGCGCAAGAGCCGCGACATTGATTGCGGCATCACCCTGGGCACCATTGCAGTCAGCCTCAGCCGTGGGATGCCCAGCTACCATCCGCGCACTGAAGAATGGCTGGCTACCAAGCCAGCCCGGACCGGTGTGAAAGACCACAAGGAATGGCTCAAGGGCCGAGTCGCCCAGCTGATTGTGCTTGGCAACAGCGCCACCCCAGATCCCACTGAAGAGGACGAGGCCGCACCCAAGGCAGTGGTGAAAGCACCGCCCATGACCATCCAAGAGCGCATCCGTGCCAGCGCCAATGAAGCGGCTGAAGAGATCGACGAGTGGCTAGACGGGTTCATCACCGACCCCAAAAACTTCGACCCTGCCGGGCTTGACTTTGCCGGCCTGTTTGCCCGTCGCAAGATCACCCAAGCCCATGCGCGCGTCCTCCGCGCCATGTATGCTGGGCAGTTTGCCCAAGCTGAGGAACTGGTTGGTCCCAAGCTGAAGAACAACGACATGTATGACCAGCTGGTGGAGGGCTATGCCCGCTACACCAAGGCAGAGCAGAAGAAGATGCACGAGGCACTGCGCAACCTGATCGGCGCGTGTGACATGCTGATTGGCGCTGCCAAAGCCAACCGCGTTGTGCGGGCCAAGAAAGCCCCCAGCAAGGAGAAGCTGATCGCCAAGCTGAAGTATGCGGCAACTGATGCCCGTTACAAGCTGGCCAGCGTCAACCCACTGGACGTGATCGGCGCTACTGAGCTGTGGGTGTTCAACACCAAGACCCGCAAGCTGGGCCGCTACGTGGCAGACACCCACACCACGTTCAGCTTCAAAGGCAGCCGACTCACTGGCTACGACGAAGCCAGCAGCGTCCAGCGCACGGTGCGCAAGCCGGAAGAAAAGCTGCCGGAGTTCAAAGCGGCTGGCAAGGTTGCACTGCGCACCTTCCTGAACGGGATCAACGCTACCGAGACCAAGCTGACGGGCCTGATCAACCCCGATACGGTGCTGCTCAAAGTCAGCAAGTGAGATCTAAGTCTGTGCCATAAATAGTTGTATGGCACAGATTGACGAGCTGAAGAGCGAACTGTTTAAGACGATTTACTACAACCTCGGCGGAGACATGGTTGACGTCGAGCTTGATCCTGGGCACTATGAATACGGCTTGAAGCAGGCCTTCCAGGTGTATAGGCAGCGTAGCAGCAACGCTACGGAAGAGAGCTACATGTTCCTTCCACTGGTGTCAGACCAGAATGAATATGTCCTTCCCAATGAAGTGATCAACGTGCAAAGCGTGTTCCGCCGCACCATTGGTAGTGGCGCTAACAGCAACAGCAGCGCCGGCAACTTCGAGCCATTCGAAGCCGGCTACATGAACCAATACATGCTGCAAAGTGGTCAGCT